TAGGGATAGTCTACAACGCGGTGGACAGGTTACTGCCGTGGAAGCGGTACCGCCACGTCACCTCGGGCACGCACGCGAAGACGGCATTCTGGTCGAGAGCGCGGAGCCAGAAATCCCAATCCTCGAATCCGTGCGCCGCATCGTCGCGCCAGCCGAGCGCGGCGCACAGATCAGCGCGGATCATGCTCGTCGCCGGGATATAGTTGCCGCGCCTCAGCCGGTCAGCATCGAACGGCGCGTTCGGATTCCATCCGCCGCGACCCTCGACGTGGCAATACGTGTAGATGATGTCGGCATCCGTGCGTGTCGCGAGCGTGGCGAGGTGATTCGTCAGCATCACGTCATCGTCCGCGATCTGCGCTATCCACTCGGCGCCGGCCTGAAGCGCGGCTTCCGTCAGAGCGTTCAGACACCGCGCCGGCCCTTGCCGCTCATAGTCGAGGTGGATGAGATGCGCGATCGGCTGGAGCGTCTGCGCGGCGACGGCCGCCATGCACTCGGCGCGGAACTCGACACGCTCGGGCAGGCTCGCCGTGACGACTGCGATCCTCGGCGTCATGCTACCCCGCGGAAGGCGTGCTTCATGTCAAGCCGCAGCTGCAAGGCTTCGTTCCAGCGGTCCCAGACCTCGGTGCTGAGGACGAGCTCGTCATACTCGCGCGGCAGGCGCGGATCTTTGTGCGTGTTCGATCCGAGGACGCGCGCCGGGGCTCCGGCCACCTTCGCGAACGGCGTGACATCCTTCACGATGCTCGAGTTCAGGCCGACCATTGCCGCCTCGCCAATGATCGCCCACGGGTGCGTCACGACGCCCTGACCGAACGTCGCATCCTGATCGATGATTGTGAAGCCGCCGAGGATGCTGAAACTACCTAGCGTGACGCGATCGCCGAGTTGGCAATCGTGAGCGATATGACAGCCCGCCATTAGGAGCGCATCGGCACCGACGCGCGTCTCCTCGACGATGCCGTGATGGACGGTGACGTACTCGCGCACACACGCGCCGCGCCCGATCCTAACGCCGGCGTGACGGATCGGAGCGTCGACGCCGCTCGGATACGAGCCGCGATGCTGTGGCGAGCCGCCGATCATCGCGTGCGCTCCGATGTAGACGTCGTCGGCGATCTGGCATGGGCCGGTGATGATCGCGTATGGCTCGATCGTGACGTTCTCGCCGATGTCGACGTTGCCGCGAATGATGACGGTGTCGTGAATCATGCCTGCTCGATGTCCTCCAGGGTTGCGATGACGCGATGCTCGAGCGTCATATCGTGATCGCCCGCGTTGATCCTGCGAGCCATGTCGGAGAGGCTGCGCTCGACAGGTGTCGGCGCCGCCTCGTCGGCGAGCTGGTCCCACGACATATCTCCGCCTGAGCAGACGAGACGCATCGTGCGGCGCTGCTCCTCGGCGTCTGTACGCGCCGTGAGCGTCGCTACGGCCCAATCCGTGTCGAGCCAGACGTGAAGATGATGATCGCCGCGGTCGACGCTACGGACGCGCCACGGCGCGTCTCTGAGCGCGTGCAGGAGCGCGACGTCGTGAACCATCATGTCGTGAAGGATCGGCGCCGTCGACCGCGTGCCGACGGCGAAGCGTTCCGTCGTGACCTCGAGGATGTTCCCCCATGATGCGGATTCGGTCTGCATCTGATGGAACGTCCAGGCGTGACGCATCGTGTAGTCGATCACGGCGACGCGCTTCTTACGCTGCGCCAGCGAATCGATGCGGCGCAGATCGGCGAGGCTCGTCGCGCCCGGCTTCGCGATCATGACGTTCGCATGACGCGCGAGTGCCATCATCGCCGCCTCGACCTGCGTCCCAATCGGCGATGCGATCACGACGAGCTGCGGCGTCGTGAAATCCAACGCATCCGAGAGTGTACGAAATGTGTACAGATTCGCCGCTCGCGCGACCGCTCGCCGCTCCGCATCGGGATCGTGAACGCCGGCGACGAAGAAGCCGGGATGGTCGAGAAGGTTCCGCGTCAGGACGCCTCCCCAATACCCGAACCCGGTGACGAGCGTTCGGATCACCAGGACTGCTGGAGTCGCGTCGCGAGACTCCACTCCATATCGCGCGGCAACCCATTCACCGCCTGCGCCCAACGGTACTCGTACAGAGCGTGATTCGCGGCGTGCGTCTCGCGGTTGCGTTCCGCCTTGACGGGATCGCTCGCGATCGTGCTCGAGTTGTCATGATGCACAACCGCAGCCGACTGCACGAACGTCATGCCATGCACGCGGGCGCGACGCTCCCAATCGACATCCTCCATGTAGGCAGGGTGGAAGCGTTCGCAGAACAGGCCGACGCGCCTGATCGCGTTCGCGCTGATCCACGTACAACACCACGGCGGCGCGCCCGCCTGGACGACGTCTGCCTCGTCCGTGTCCTGCGAGAAGATCGCGAAGGCATCCTCGCCGAAACAGGCGTCCGAGTTCAGGAGAAGCCACCCGCTCGCGTGCGGCGTCGCCTTGATGCCGAGGTTCCAACTAGTCGCGACGCCGAGATTCGACGGCATCTTCCACAGGAAGCGGCGCTTCGCGATCATCCGCATCTGGATCGTGTCGAGATAATGATCCGGCAGGCCGTTCCCGTTATCGATGACGATCAGCGTCTCGACATCGTCAAGGCTTTCGATGGCGCGCTCGAGCAGGTCATACCGATTCAAGACCGGGATGATGACGACGTCGATCACGGCTGCCACGTCGCGAGACGCTGCATAATCGGCCGCCAATGCTTCGCGTACACCGCGTCAGCCTCGTACGCCTTCGCGAAGTTGAGCGCCTCCTGACTCGTCACGCCACGCTCCCGCGCGTACGCATCCTCCAGCGCCTGGACGATGTGATGAACGTGCGGCGTGAAGAACCACGAATCCTGATTCGGATCCCACAACGGCTGCCCATCGATCACCCAGCCGTCGCCGACAAGCTCGGGCTGCGCGCTGAACGCACTCACGATGACCGGCGTCCCGCACGCCTGCGCCTCGATGACGGGCACGCCGAAACCCTCGCCGGCGCTCGTCGCGAGCAGGACATCCGCGTCCGTGTAGAGCGCGGCAAGCGCCGTCTGCGGGATGTTCATCCGGTAGAGGTACTGATTCACGATGCGGACCTGCTCCGGCTTGATGCCGCACGCGGCTACGAGGCGCTTCACGTCGACACCGCCGAGCGCCGCCGACTCGTCCGTATGCAGATAAAGAATCGCGTCGGGACGATTCTGCGCGAAAACGCTGAACGCGAGGAGGTTCTCGCCCCAGCACTTCCGCGGCGGAGTCCGACCCTTGTTCGCAGAGTTCATCATCACGACGAACGCATCGGGATCCTCGACGCCCATGATGTCGCGGCCGCGGATGCGCTTCCCCTGCGCGTCGAGAAAGGTCGGCGTCGGCTTGAAGGCGCTCGCGTCGAAAGCGTGCGGCGCGTACTCGTGATCGATCTTCTCCAGCTCCAGCATCCGCGACCCGAACTGACTCATGGCGATCGGCATCACGTTCGGCTTCTTCAACCATCGGATCACGTCCGGCGGTGCGGGCTGATGATCGATCGGCACCCATGCGGCGATCTTCTCGATCTGATCGATGCTCGGATTCTTCAGCGCCCACACATCGAAGAGCGTGACGACGGCGCTCGGCAGCGGCGACGCGCTCGACCAGTGCTGCCAATGCGCGCAGAGAATGTCATCGCTGTACGGCGAGACGCCCGTCGGGTACAGCTTGACCCCGTTCCAATCCGTCTCCGAACCCTGGAGGCCGAAGTTACACGCGACCGCGACCTCGTGCCCGTCACGCTTCAGACGGTCGACGACCTGCGCCGTCTGCACGCCGTAACCCGTAGCGGCGAAGGGAGCGTTGCTCGCCCAGAGGACGCGCATCGGCTGGATGCCGGGCTCGACGTGCTTCGCCTTCGCAGCCGCTCGACGCATCTGCCGATTCGACACATTCCCTCCCTAAAGACTAAGGGCCGCCGGTCCGAAGACCGACGGCCCATAGGCTACCACTCGGGGATGCGTACTAGGACGCGCCGCCGACGAAGTGCTTGATGTGCGACGTCTGCGGCAGGTTGCCGTCGACGCGCATCGAGGCGCGGAACGTGACGAGATCCGCGTTGAAGGCGTACTCGTCCGAGCGGTCGAGGCGGATGCCACCGACGGTGCGGACGTAGTACGAGGGGAGGTGACCGCAGATCACGGACTTCACGCCGGTGCCGGGCGAAGCCATATGCGGATTCTCGAACACCTCGCGGCCCAGGAGCAGGTCGCGGCGCTCGCCGCTCGCAGCCGGGTCGAAGATGTAGTTGCCGGCGGTGTCCTTGAGCTTCCGGACCGCGCCGATCGCCGCACCGTTCATCATCCAGCCCACACCCGGGAGCAGGCGCGCCGCGCCGTCCAGGGAGTAGTAGAGGTCGATGAGTGTGTCGGCGGTGAAGGCACCCGAGACGCCGGTGCCGCCCGTGCCGCCAGCGGCCGAAGCCGAGACGATGCCGTTCGGCTGGACCGTGCCGGTACCGATGGTCAGCGCGCTCTGGACGTTGTAGCCCAGACCGTTACCGACCTGATCGGCGAGGAAGCCGAGGAGGTCGACGCCGGAGTCCTCGATCAGCTCGCGGCTGACCTGGATGAGGAAGCCGTACTTGAAGGCCTTCAGCTCCGTGAAGGCGTTCATCGTCGGGTCGGACTCGGAGAAGTTCGCGCCCTGAGCGGTGACGGTGCTCGAGGACGAGTACGCCGAGAGGCTCGGGATCTGGAGCGTCTCGCCGCCGGCCGTGTTCAGCACGGTCGGGACGTCGAGCATCGGACCCACGAGGCGAGCCTTCAGGATGACCTGGTCGAAGAACGAGGTCGGGACCGGAGCGCCGGTCGAGGTCGTCAGGACGTCGCGCTTCTCGAAGTTGTACGACCGGATCTCGCCCTTCGCGAGAGCCCGGATCGCCTCCGCGTCGGAGTCGTCGCCCGCGGGCTCCTCGTCCGTGCGGATCTCAGCCGCGACCGCGTCGAGGCGCGCCGCGCGCTCCTCGTCGGCCTTCAGCTGCTCGATGATCTGCGCGCGCGAGTCGAGCTCGGCGGAGATCTTCTGGTACTTCTCCTCCTCCTCGCCGGTCAGGTCGCGCTTCTCAGCGGCCGCCGTATCGAGCAGGTGCTTCGCCTCGTGCCACGCGGCCTGGCGAAGATCGTGCTGGCGCTTGATGTACTCGGACATCTGCGATCTCCCTTCGGAAATCAAGTTGGGGTTGACTACCGGCCGCGGCTCCGCGAAACCGAAACACCCGACGCGGCTCCGCATCGGATACCAGAATCATAACCCCGCGAAATAGTGAAACGAGGATTAGCCGCGAAACGCTAGACGCGCGCCATCAGCACGTCGAGCTGCTTCTGCTTCATCGCCAGCTTCGCGGCGACATCGTCACGCTCGGCGCGCAGCTTCGTCACGGCCTGATCGAGGACGGCGGCGAGCTCGTCGTCGAGCGTCTCGCCCTTCTCGAGCGCCGTGATCGCCTCGTTCAGCTTCTCGGCCTCGAGGCCCGTAGCGTCGACGAGGCCGTCCAGGCTGCGGACGCTGGCGGCCGTCGCCTCGTATGCCGGGAAGCCCGTCACGATCGACACCTCGTGGAGACGGACCTCGCGGAGCTCGCGCTCCTGCCCGTCATCGCTCCACGAGTCGCCGCCCTTCGGCACCGAGAAGCCGAAGGACATCGAATCGATATCGCCACGCTTGAGCAGGACCGCCATGTCGCGGCCATCCGTCGTGTCGGGCAGGTCCGCCTCGACCTCGAGGCCGCGCTGCGACTCCGACAGGCGCAGGGTGCCGGCCCGCTTCGACGCCAGCACGCGCGACGTGTCGTGATTCACGAACAGCTTGATCTCGTTACGCGAGCGAAGCGAACGCGCGAACGCGCCCGGCGCGATCCGCTCGATGAACGGAAGCGGCTGGCTCGGCGAGTTGAACGCGGCCGCCAGGCCGACGAACGTCATCCCGTCGCCCTCCGTCGCGTTCCGAATCTCGAACTCGTTGACCGTGACGCGACGCTGCTCGACCCCGTTCTCCATACGAAACAGGGTAGCACCGGGGCGCTCGCGAACGGAGATCCCCGGATACCATCGCCGATCCTCGGCCTCCTCCTCGGCGGCGATCTCGTCGCGCTTCCGATTGAACCATTCGATCGCCGGCTCCGGATTCAGCGGATCGATGCCCCAGAGGTAGAACGCGACGGCGCCGTTGCCCGGCCAGCCGTCCGCGTCCGCGTCAGAGTTCTGCGGCG